TCGTATACATATCTACCTGCTTTAACACTTCTAGTGTCTGTTGAACCTAAAGATACTGTTAGTCCATATCCACTTGATGCTGTCGTATCAATACCCACTGTGAAAGTTGCTACGGGAAAAGCAGTTGATCCAATCGCCGTGCTTTTTGTCATCTGAGATGATCCAGTCCATCCACTTACTGTATTGACTCCTACTGAGTTTGTTGTAGAAAAATTAAATCCAGTATTTGCTGTGTCAACAACATTAAAAGTTGCGCTGAAATCAGCACCAACATTCATAATTAAATCGCATGGGTATGCAACTCCTGCTTCTGGATCAAATGTAATTTTTTTAGTTGCCATTTACCAAACTCCTTAACATATCTTTTATTTCAGTAATTTCATTCCTCAGAGTTGATATGTCTCTTTCAAGATTATCAACTTTATTTTTTTCACTTTTTTTCAATTTACGACGAGTAAGATACTCCTCATACTCAGATGTGTTAGTATTAACGATACAATTTGAATTAGTGTTCCTAATCAAATGATCATTGTCTTTTACTTTTACGTAATCCATTAGGCAGTAGCGATAACTTTCAAACTTGTTAATCGAGGCACGAATGCCTGATTAGTTGAAGTCATTAGGAATTTAATTCTGAATGATTTGAATGAAGGTAATTCGTTTGCAGTAAACGTATATTCTCTATATTCAAGTTCTTCTGGTGTAAATCCTGTGGGATCACTCTTAGTAATTAATGCATCAGGTCTACCACTACTCTTGTCGTTAGTTCTTACCCTACCATTTTCATCAAGATTATCAAATCCGGGGAATGGAATAAATGTTGGCTCAGATCCTTGAGAATTACTTATCGCATAGAATGCTCTTATATCACTAAATCTATTGACGTGAGCGTCAACGATAATTTTCAGTGATGTAGCAGAAGTTTCAAGAGTATTTTCTTTTGAAATGTAGATCGCAGATGATGGGTCTTCAAATAAAGTATCAACTCTACTGTCAACAGTGACATCACTAATTACATTATCAATCCTGTTAGAGGTCAATATTGCGTTCATTCTTTGAGTATCGATTACTGGTGATACTAAATTAGACCCTGAAAGTAATCGTAATGACATGTTAAAAGATCTATCACCCGGTAATACATTAAGAGTTGCAGTATTTAACTCATTAACCCTTGAGGCAATGACTCTAGGAGAGTCAAAATAATTAATATCATCAAGAGCGATGGATTCATTACCTTTGTTTATGAACGGAACATCTGACCCTTCACCTGAACCATCATTTATACTTGTTCCACTGACAGTTCTAATAGAAGCTTCAATTGTAGTTCCAGCAACGGTCATATTTTGAATCATCGGAGTGATAAGTTCAAACGGCATATTTTGAGAAGCACGTATATTAAGACCTCCGGTTGATTTTGTTTGATCTAAGAATAAAGCTGGGTAACTTGTTACATCAGAGGTACTTCTTCCGATTCCTTGTTCTCCCATATCCAATTTGATTTTATATGAATCAAGTGTTATAGGATTAGTATCAGTTACCTCTCTGAAATCATGAGTTCGATTGATACGACGTAAAGATACACCGCCAAGTTCATATTTTTGAACTAAATCACCTTTAACATAATTCTGAGCACTTGTTGAATCTTGTTCTCGTGTAACACCAGTGATTGTTCCCTGACCGGAGAATGCTGATACACCAGTATACTTTATAATCTCGTTTTTAATTTTAATATATCCGGGATTTGTCGCAGCAACTGAAACATTTTCAAACGATGTGAGAATGCCAATATTATCAACAGTCATAGGATCTGTTGAACTATTATTATAAGGAACTGATAACTTAGTTGGTATAGTATCAGATACTACGTCTGATATTGTAACCAAGTTTTGTTCATGATACATTCCATGATTCTTATGATTTACAGTGATGTGTAAACCATCTGTTACGGATATAACGGTTCCATCAGGAATAAATGCTCCAGAACTTCCACCGTTACCACAAATAGCACTACCGACTCCAGCCTTTGTACTACCAATATCACCATCTTCTGTACCATACATAAGAGTTGTTCCAGCACCAGTTAAGAATGCTCCCTGAACACTATCAATAATCAATTCGCTCGTCGCAGCAATCGCTACCACAGACAATCTTCCGTTAATACCTAAATCAGTTGTAATTCCTAAAACATCTCCAATTTGATAACCTTGACCTCCTGAAGATACAGTTGCATTGACTATTGATCCCTCGTTATATTCAACAGTTGCGACTGCGTTCACTCCGCTTCCTGTAATTGCTGATAAAGCAACTCCAGCAACAGTATGACCATCACCGTCACGAGAGGCAACAGATGCGTTCGATGACGTATATCCAATACCAGCTCTTGTAACTGTCAAAGAACCAGAAGCAGCACCAGAAGTTCCAACTAAATTACCAGTGACATTTGATCCTTGCTGATAAATTGTATTTCCAAATGTTGGATGAATACCTGCACCAAATGCAGATGATAGACCAACTCTTACTTTTTTCGAGTGAGTTTGCAAGGCATCTGGTATCAAATTTGGAATTTGATAATTTCCTCTTGATAATATTGGATTATATAACTCAACAGTTCCCTCTAAAGAAAATTCTGCTCTATTTAAGTTAAACTTCAGATCCTCCCATTGACTTGGTTCCCATGTTGATGCGTTTTGTGATTTAAATAATGAACCTAAAGTTGGTTGATTAGATACAAATTCATCCGTGATAAGATCATTTTCACCAATTCTTGATATGAAAACTTTATATTTTAAAGATACGGATTTTAATACTATCGCGTATTCAGCACCACCCTCAAGATAGACTGGTGATTCAAATGTAAACTTACTTGGAACACTACCATTGGTGGAAGTGGTGATTTCATCAGGATCTATAGTAACCTCTGAAAAAGGAACTACCTCTGTTGTTGGTAATCCAGTTTTCATAGTTCGTATTTGAATTGTTACTGGAATGTCATTCGTGTCTTTTTTTTCAAAGAACACCTCACAACTTGTTAAAAATACACCCTCTTCCTCTTTTATGAAGAATGACTGTGCTAATGGATCTCCAGCCTTTTCATTTCCACGTCCACCACCACGTTTATTATGTGCAACAAAGTTATTAGCGATATACGTGTGATCACCATCTAATGTAAAGTTATACAAGTCAGTGTCAGCATCAACTTTTTTAAATTCTATTGAGGTTACTTTCTCAACTTCGTTACCTTTACCTCTTATCTCATCACCAATTTTAAGTTGATCTACTTCTAGGTCAGGATAGTTTTCATGAGACATTTCTTTGTTACAAGATTTCCAACCATCTTTTGTCATAAATGGGTGGTCTTCTGTTACAAAGTAACCCTTATCGTTTATATTTGCTAGTTTTCTCCCGTTTGTTTTAGGGTTTAAAAGCACCTTCACTTCATTGATTGTATCGAATAGACCTAATAACTTATCACCAACTTTAATTTCTTCTACTTTCTTTTGAGAACCATCAGCAAGTGTCATTAAGGTGTTGAGCATAAAACAGCCGTTTCCTTTTCCCTTTTTGTTATGTGCAACATAATCATTAGCGATATATGTGTGATCACCATCTAATGTAAAGTTATGTAATTTAGTATCAGGATCAACATCTTTAAACTCTAATGAGGTAATTTTTTCAAATTTATTATCTTTACATTTTATTTCATCACCAATTTCAAGCTGACCAACTTTTAAGAAAGAATAGTTTTCATTAGACATTTCTTTGTTACAAGATTTCCAACCATCTTTTGTCATAAATGGGTGGTCTTCTGTCACGAAGAAACCTCTATTGTTTATATTTGCTAGTTTTCTTCCATCTGTTATTGTATCTAAAACCACTAGCACTTCATTAATTACATTATTATCTCCTAATAGTTTAGCACCAACTCCAATCTCTTCTATTTTCTTTTGAGAACCATCAGCAAGTGTCATTAAGGTGCCGGGCATAAAACATCTACCACCCGTCTTACCACCTCTTCTTCTTCTCCTTCCTCTTGATAATCTCCCATATCTTACAACTTTTTCAGTTGTCTTCTTTCCTATGATTTCAGTTTCAGTTTCATTTCCGATTGATTCAGAAACAGCTCTATCTTGTGATGCATAGAGATTAACAATCTTAGCATTTCTCACAGAGACAATATTTTCTTGAACAGTTTGAACTGATCCACTCGCAGTGTAAATATCTTTACCTGTGGTAGTTGAGTTAGAAGGATCATTGTCTGGATCATCTGTTAATAAGAAATCCTTCTCTCCTGTTTGGAAAACTGGATTTGTATTGACGTTTGGATTTGGAATATAGAAACTACCTTGAATTGTTGATGTAAAATCAGTTACTAATCTAACATTTGTTACTTTTGCTTCAGCACCAGATGTTCCTTTAAGGATCATACCAGTTTGAATATATCCAAAAAAGTCTCCCTGTGGTTGATTGGCAAGTGATATTGTATCGACATTCAATAAAGTTGAAGTTGATGAATACGTGCTTGGTATGATCGAAGAACTGCCTCCACCACCTGCTAAAATTTGACCTACATTACCACCAAAAGATTCAAGTGCTAAATTTGCTACTTGTGTGTCCGTATAGGGATTTCTAAGATATCTTTTTGTTGGCGCATCATGAGGGCCTTCTTTATGATTTGAAACAGCAGCTCTAAATTGAATATATGGTGGATCAGATGCTAAGTTAGAATTTGTTTTAATAGTTCCTGTGACAGTTTCGCCAACTTGGAAACTACCAGATACCATTTCTATTTCAATCAGTTTTGGCACACAATATTTGGTGACATTAACACCATCAAAGAATGAAAACAATTTTGCTTGTGGTAAAAATCCTTTTCCATCAAAAGCAACGTTTCTTGCTCTAATCGTAGGAGTAATGGCTGTGCTTATTGTTCTATCACCAAGAGATGTTTGGTCAAATTGTTCAGTGATTAATTGTCTTGAACCATCCCTTGTTTGTGTTCCATCTCTAAATGTTTCAGTAAATGTGTCTTGGAAAGTTGTTGTAGTTGTTTTCTGTATATCTTTCCATGAGTTTCCGGTTGTTTTTCTACTTACCTTTTTTGTGCTCTTTTTTCTTTTTGTAACTTTAGTTTCTTTTCTTGTTCCAGTCCAATTAGTCTGCCATCCACCCCAAACTATAGGTGTTAATCCTACTTGTGGGTCAAAACCTCTATATCTTCTCTCTGCTGTTCTTATTACATCTGTAAAATTACCCTCAGTTTCAAAAACGTTAGCTTCAAGTCTAACGGTATTAACCCAAGTGTCGCTAGAAGGTGTCAATTTAACAAATCCCTCCCAGAAATTAAGTAGGAATGGAGTAACACTTTCAGATCTTGTTCCAAAAGTTTGATTAAGATATTCTACTTCACTATAATCTAATGTTATGACATCTCCAGTTTTTCTTATATTAACTCCTTCAGGTGCTGCTCCAGTATAAACGCTTGTTTCACCTTCAACAGGGCCAACTTGTAAATCAATAGAGTTAGTATAGTGGGATGGTCTTAGTTCTTTATTTGTAGTATCAATACTATTTTTTACGGGTATTTCAGATTCTTGAGGTTGGAAGGTTGTAAAATTATCAACAAAGAATCCCGATTTAAATTTGTTTAAACCATCTTCATCAGGAACAAATAAATTTGCAGTCGCTGTTTCTAAAAGAGTTAATGCACTATAATATTCTAAATTTTTAATTCTAGTTTCAAGCTTTCTTATATCCTCCATTCTATATCTTCTGTGTTTCAAGAAAGACATAGTTGCCTCTGAAACATCAAAAAGATAAGGTGGTAACGTAATAGTTGCTAATTCAAGCGCATCGTCTGTTGCAACTGGAGGATCTGGTTCCTCTGCAGGTGTTCCGGGAATCCATGATATTGCACCTGCTTTTGTAAGATATAATTTATCAATTCTTCCTAAGTAAAAAGAGAAATCGATTATTATTGATTCATCTGATGCAAGAACATTAGAGGCTGAATTTCCAGATGCATTTAATGATCTACCTAAAAATTCAAGTGGTGATCTATTGCTCTCTGCAACAGTGTAATTTGAAACTCTTGGTCTTATATCTAATATATCAGTATTTCTAAAATCATTAATAAATTGAATATCATTTTTATAATCTAAATCTCCATAAGAATTAACAGTAGTGATGTCACCTGTATCGTCAGATTCAAAAAATCCATTTGTAAAGTATATTTTTATTTTTTTAGTTGGCACATTAATATTACTTTTCCTTGTAATAAATCCATGATTGAATAAAGTTGAACTTTGGCCAGAATTAAACGTAAAATCTGCGGAGATATTTCTTGATGGCACGTCTATTGTGTTCACAATGGCTTGAACATTAGAGTTCACAAATAATACAGATTCACCTTCCACAAATTCACTTTCATTTGTTGGAACATAAGAAATTTGAGAATCAGTTAGTTGTTCAGTGTAGGTAGCAATCGCACCAGAAGTTGATCCTTTTATTTGTTCTCCCAATAATAGTTCAGTTGTCCCACCGTCAACCGTATTGATAGATGATAATGTCATCTTTGGTGCTGATGGATCACTCGTATTAGTTGATTCAAATATGCCTAAAATGTCTAAAATATCTGGTATATTTAAAGATATTTTTTCATCTTGCACACGAGTTCCAAAAGGATAACTTCCAAAAGTTAATCCATCATTTAGTGTTGTTTTACCAATCCCAGATCCAGATAAATTTGATTTATCCACAACAAGTGAATTAACTGCATTCTTTCTTTTTACTTTAGCCGTTGGTTTTACTTTATTGAGAGTTGCAATTAGTGTTGCCTCTTGATTTACAGATAAATCTGTGCCAATATTACTAATCTGAAGTGTTCCATTTCCATTTGTAAAAGTAAATTTATCATCAGTCAATGTCTCGATTGTGCCATCTGCCCTTATCAAACTATATCTTTCTTCATCAAATGATAAAAATGTAGTATTATCTCCTGCTGTAACTGCAACTGTTAATTGTTGTGCGGATGCACTTATTGCAACGTTAAATACCTTTCTAATCGCAAGAGTCGCATTACTTAAATCAACATCTGATATGAGAGATTTTGGTAGTGGTGTAAAAAGAGTATTATCTTCTGATTTTTCAAATGGACTTGATACTAACGTAAGATCTGAAAGAGTTGTATTTAAAGCATCACTACCTTCAGGTAAACCACCATCACAGATACCAGCAACTGTTGTTACTCCTGTAACAGTTATGTCATTCGTTCCTACAACAGTAACTCTTGCAAAATTTGGATCATTATTTCCTGTACCAAATTTCAATATATTACCAACTTTTAACTTAGCAGGAAACTGTGGATTTGAACTTGTTACTGTACTTAATCCTGTAGTAAGATCAGATCTTTTTAAAAGTGCGTTTCCAAAAACAAATTCATTTCTTAGTTTGATATCACCAGTAAAAGTTCTTGCAAATCCAACATCACCACTATTCTGATCTGTTAGTCCTGTCCCACCAAATATTGATTTAACATCTCTTACACCAAAACTTGTAACTGCAACAGATACACGAGAGTCCTCGATACCGTTGAATATTAATGGTTCATTTGGAACAAACTCTCCATTTGTCTCATATACCTGTAAAGATGTAGATGCAGATACGGCAGATCTTAAAAATCCTGTTGCACCACTATATTTTCCTTTTACAAAAGTTGGTGTTGATAGTGTATGATTAGTATTTAAAGTTATCTTTGTAAATGTTTGAATATCATATAGTGATATATCCCATTCATTTGCAGTTGGAGTTGATGTGTTGTAAGCTCCCGACTCAAGTGCAAAATCATATACTCTTGCTAAACCTATTTCCTCTCCGGGAGCAGACATAATATTAGCTGCACTTTGACTTGTTGTTCTTTGATCTCTTAGACTCACAATATATGTGTTACCAATACCAACTTCAGGAGATCCTAAAACACGATTTAATCTTAATGATGCACCGGTGTGATAATTTATTGCCTGATTTTCAAGTTTTTTTACAGTTCTTGGTTTTTCAAAATCAACAAATTCTGTGTTTTGTCTCTTTACTTCATAACCTTTAACATATGCTTTACCAGATGATACTTGATATAAACCCAATTCTTCAGATGCTATACCTCCATCTTCAGTAATTTGTCCATCTGGATACACACCATTATTACCAATTCCATTATTTGATGACTCTCTTACTTTAATCGCAAATGGTTTTGTTATATAATCTCCAGATTCATCAAAAGTTCTTCTTGCTAATTCATTTGCAATAAGATTGTATTGAGTTGTTGTCGTTTTTGTTATTAAATTACCATTCCTTACAGTTGCTAGCTCTACAAAATCATTATCATTATTATCATCAATTCCTTTAAATGCAAGAGAACATGATATTTTTAAACGGTCAGCACCGGGAGCAGCAAAATTATTAAATCCCTTTGAATTATCTGTAAGATTTGCATCTTCATCAGAGTTTATTGTCTCTTCTACAATTTTTAATCCAATTCTACCAGTAGGAGCATCATTATATTGATCTAAAATTATAGTTTCTGAATTAACTGTAACAAAATTACCTCTTACAAAATAAACTCCCTCATTAATTGAAAAGGCAGCACCCGTAGCGGTGCAATCAAATGAGAATGCCGACGCAAAAGATTCACCTGCTGGAATAAAAACACTACTTTCTGTCCCTGATAATATATCAATATTTGTAATTAAATTTTCTCCATTCTGAAATTCAACAGCATCTGCGCTTTCAATGCCTTGAGATTCGTATTGGATGTAGAGAGTTATTTCACCATCTATAGAATCTGCGGATTTTATAATTTGCACCACAGTCCCACTTACACCAGATGTAAGTCCGATTATTTTTTGATTTAATATTTGATCAATATAAGATTCTACAGTTATTCCAAGATATTCTTTATTGATTACTACGCATTTATAATTATCAATATAAGTTGTATTTCCGGGTATTACTTTCGATCCTTCTTTAAAGAAGTGTTGACCAAATTTAGCAATCTGATTTTGTAATATTGATTGTAATCCAGTTAGTTCTCTCGCTTGAACAGGCACACCCGGTTTAAACAACACCTTATAGTAGTTGTCATTTTCATTGAAATCGTCAAAGTATGGCGATACGTTTAAATTTGTGGTTTGAGCCATGAGTTATTAGAACTGTAATATAACTTTGATGTCTTCTTTTTGATTAGAAGAGCGAGTAATTGCTGGTCGATGATCAATATAAAGCATGTTTCCAGAATATTTTTTGACTTCTGGATTAGATAAACCACTTGTAAATGTTTGACCAAGATAGTATGTCTTATTATTTATTGAGGTTGATAAACCATCAAAACTTGTGTTTATACCAAGAGAAATACTTCCTCCTGTTATATTTACACTTCCACCATCAGATACATCCGCTGTAAATCTATCAGCATTAAATCCATAAATTGGTGTTGTTGTTGCTGCACCCACAGTTGTAAATCCAGCCATGGTGCGATCCTGCCAATATTTCAATACACCAGTAGTTTGTTCATAACTAATTACTTTTCCAATCGCAGTTACACCTGTGCCGGTAGTTTGTGTAATAATAGCATCTGCAGTAAATGTAGCACTACTATATCCAGTTCCAGTAAGACGCATAGCGTATGCTGCACTTGCTTTGTCTAAGGTAAGTTTTGATGATGATCCAAATGCTTTTGGATTTTCGAGAATACCTATTCTTGCAATTTGATTACCAGTGATAAAGTCTGGGTTTTCTGAGTCATTTTCAATTCTTGAATATACTAAAGCATTAGTTGCACCCAACTCTTTATAGATATCTTTTCCATGACCACCAGTTGGTGGAATTATAACATCTAATTGAGGATATGAATCAGGTCTCGGTAAACCACCAGCCACGATATCAACTGTTCCAAATGTATATCCCGATCCTTGATTAGTTATATCAATAGATCCGATTTGTTGATCTGCATTCACAACAACTGTGCATTCAGCACCACTTCCATCTCCTTTAATCGGAACTCTCGTATATGTTCTATTTGCGGTTCCCAACCCAACACCACGATTTTGAATAACGACTACTTTTAAACCACCATCTACAGCGTTGTCTCTGACAGCAGAATTATCTGCTCCTGTTGCCCAATCAGATGGAACTGGCATATATTCTGTTGAGTCAAACTTGATTAACTCTGAAGGTTTTATTGTATAAAGATATTTCCAAATATATCCATCACCACTTGTACCAGCAGATTTAGGCTCAAGATCAGTAAACGTTGGTTCATCTAATGATGGTTTGCCGTCTGGTTGTTCAGGACTTGTTCCATTCTTTAAACATATATAAACTCTAAAATCACTGTTTAAAACAAAGTAATTGGAAGAATATAGTGATGTTCCCTGTGCATGTTTTGGTGGATTAGTTATACTATAATCTGCTCTATAATAATCATAAGTTGTTCCAGAAGTCCAAGAGTTCTTCCTAACTACTTGTTTTACATCAGTTGCATTTATCTTCTTTAAAGCAATCGCAGTATCCCAGAAATCATTATGATTTGTAAAATTGTCAATTGGAGAGGGGGGATCATTATCCCAATCTGTTTGTATTTGTGCTGGATCTGTTAAACCTACGAACGAATAATATGAATTAGTAGACGTTGAAACCCCTGCAACAAAATTCTTTGCATTTAATATTCTTATCTGATCAGTAATTATAGCTGCCATTTGAGATTTTTTATTTATTTATGTGGAATAACTTTGAGTTTTTAAGAATGACTTTCTCTTGACGATTGGCCCTGTCAATATACCAGTAACTCCATTAGATGTATTAACTGGATAAGAGCGAACTGTGTTTCGATCATTAAGCATTAACTTACCATAACTATAGTCACCAAAGTACATACCTGTACCTAATCCTGTTAAACCATTGAGACTGTTTACACTGACTACAACCTGAGTAACGACTGTGGATCCAAATCCCATCGCATCAGTTGTAACACCGAGTGTGCGATGAGCGACACGATAAACATTATCAATATAAGTTGTACCAACACCCACAGCACCGCCATCAGTATTTAGTGATGTTAATCCATGACCTACATTAGAGTTTGTTATGATGAAGAAATCACCTACATTTAATCCTGATGTGACGATACCACTATTAGCACCTGAACCTGATGCTCCTTGTGTAAATTCAGATTTTCTCAAGAATGAGTCAGCTGGTATTGTTAAGTCAAGAACAAGACCTGTAACAGCAACGCCAGCTAATGAAGTAGTTCCAATACCAGTAATAATACCATGATCACCATTATATGATAAAACTGTATTCTCCTCTTCAAGAACAGGATCAGCACCAATAAGAACAACTGGTGGAGTTGCATCACTATATTCTGTTCCAGCAGTTGAAACAGTAATACTTGTCACAACACCATTTGTGATTGAAGCAGTTGCCTCTGCACGAGCAGTGGTTCCAAGTCCAACTGGATTTTGTATTGTCACAGTTGGTGCACTATCATACCCTCTACCACCAGTTGATATTGCAACTGATGATATTGTTCCAGCAGCAGATACGATTGCAGTTGCTGCAGCTGCTAATCTCTCAACGTTATTAACAATAACAATATTTTTCTGGAACTCTGTTGATACTGAGTTTTCATTCTTTGCATTAAAGAATGGTCTTACACCAGTTACATATGCAACAGTTGTACCAACACCAACAGTTTGAATAAAGTTTGTAGTTGGGAATAAGTTTCCTTTGTATAGATCTCTATCCTTATGAACTATCTTGCCTTCAACAAATTTATCTTCAGTTTGTTTACTCCAGACAATTGGTCTATAAACTCTAGTATCTTCAAAAACACCGGAGCCATTGTATGTGTTTGTATCAACTGAGTTGGATGATGTTATTTCAACAACGCCTCTTGGTTGTTCTTGTAAGAAACTTTCTTGATTAAGAGATCTTGCATAACCAAGAGTTAAATCATCGCCTACTTTAACAGTCTCAATAATATCTCTGTCAACAACGTCTGCACCACCTGTTCCACGATAGAATAATATTTTAAGAGTATCTTCAAATTTAGGTGCTTCGTCAAAGGTAATATTACTACCACCTAAAAACGTATATGACTCTCCGGGTATTTGAAGTATATCATTGACAAATACAAATAGTGTATCCTGAACTGTAACTGGTGATCCGGGTTTTGCCTGAATTGATAATGAGTCTCCACCTACAGTTAGTGGGAATGTTCTTCTCGATCCATCAAATAAATTCTGGAAAGTATCCAATACTTGCAATTGTCCTACTGACCATCCACTAAAGTTATCACTTGATATGTCATTGATTGTAATTCTAAATTCTTGAGTATCAACAAAACTTGAAGTAGTTGGTATTCCAGATGATCCTGTTAATGACAATGTGAGTATTTCACCAACACCATATCCATATCCAGTGTTAGTAATTTTAAAGTCCATCACAGTAGATCCTTGACTTACAACAACATCTGCTCTTGCTTCAGATCCAGCAAATCCGGGACTAGATGTGCTATGAATTAATTGCAAATCACTATATGATAAAGGATCATCAATCACAACTTTTATCAATTGATTGACTTTACCACATCTTGCGTAATTATGAGGTCTTGTTGAAATTCCTGTGTTTACCTCAAATTCAGTTGCACTTAAAACTCTGATAACCGATGATCCATCAAAACCAACATCTTGGCCACTAGCTGAATTATTATTTGCTCTTGGTGCGATAAGAACTGGTTGAGCACTACCACCGGAAACATAGAAAGTTGGAACAGTTGATATTCCAGCATTTATTGTAAATTGAGTTGCACTTGCAATACCGATGACAGGTGTTCCGCAATAAATTGGATCACCACCATGTGGATTTGATACTGAATTTGCACGAGGATAATAATGAAGGGCTCCTCCATTATCTAAAGCACAAGTAAATCCAAGTCCTGTTAATAATACATCACTACTCTTTCCTGTAGTTGATAAACCATGAGCAGTGGATGTAGTTACTGTCATAATACCAGTTGTATTAGTATAAATCGCACTTTGAACTCCAACGGCTGGAGCATAATCACAGGTGAACGCAATTCCGGATAACACAATTTCATTTCCAACTGATAGTCCATGCGCTGTTGATGTGGTAACAGTTGTGAGACCTGTAATGGATGTATATCCTACATTTGTAATATCTCTTGGTATATAAAATACTCTATCAGTTGTGATTGCAACACTTGTTACATGTCCGTTTGATACTATTGCAGTTCCAATTGATACTAATCCACCACTATTAAAACTCTCAGTTTGAATTGCTACGTTGACAGTTTGAATGCCAGATCTATAACCAGACCCAGAATTTCCAATAGATACAGATAATATTTGTCCTGTTGATGTTCCTATACCAACAGTTCCTCCAGCACTTACTAATGGTTGATATCCAAATCCACTTGTGGATGCAACTGATATAATTACTCCACCAACAGGTATTCCTGCAGTGTTTACATCTCTCGCTACAGAACTTGCAGCCCCAGTCCATGTGATTGTTGTTCCAGAACCAACTGTATCTAATGTAAAATCACCATTTGATCCGGGTGCTTGTAATATACCATTAATTAATATCAATGCATTATTTGTAGCAATACCAGTTTTCTGAGCCTTGTCTACAGTAAGTGCATACTCTCTATTTCTACCATTAAAGTCTGAAGTTAAATCATCATACAAATGATTAGTAGAGTAAGTTTCTGTAGTTCCATTAACAACACCAGATCGAGTAAACACTCTTCCTTGGAAACTAGATGATGTTGTGATACCAACAAAGTCTCTTTCATCAGGAGGATTTGTAATCGATCCTATAGGGTTCTTTCCGGGAGGTGCCTCTGCAAAAGTTATTTCATTTTCAACAATATTATAATTACCACGTATTTTCTCAACTAACGCTCCAGTTGGGAATCCTGCAATTGATGTGCCTAATCTTTGTCTTCTAACTTTTATACCATTTGTTGTTCCAATACCAACAGATAATATCTTCATTACCTCGCTTGTATTTCCACTACTTACTCGAACATTATCAGCACCAAAGAATGAAGTAATACCTGAGAAGTGTATGACATCCTGAGATTTGTCAATCGATCTATCAAGAGTTGTTGTAACTGATGTTCCCGCAATCGGTGATTGAAGATAATTATCAATTGCAACTAACACTCTTGTATTTGCATTTTTAGATGTGAATGTATGAGATGTTCCAATACCAACATGAGTTAGATCAAGAGGAACAGCCACTTCTTTTAAAGCATCTTGAGCAGTTCTTGCTAATTGAACTTTATCCTCTCCTTTCTTAATGATGAAGAGTGATGATGGTAATAAAGTAGTTGTTATGCCAAGAGCAGGGAATGATGTTGAAGCTATGCCAATTGCAGATGAAATACCAGTTCTTCTATCTGTATGTGCATATGATACCTCTTCACCACTTACAAAGAAATGATTTGGTAATGTGATAGTATTTGCAGTAATATTAACAACTTCAGATCCTGATCCATCATACGGTTTTTTAAATATCGGATCTTCATTATGCTCTAGAGCAAACTTAGTCTTAATCGCTGATTCAGTTCCTTCATAGTTTGCAAATCCACTTTCCATTGAAGCATTTTGTAGATCCTTAACAGCCTCACCACCAACCTCTCTTGTGGCACCGGATGGCAATAACTCAGAGTTTTCTTCAACTCTTAATGAATTTAAGAATGTTGTAATTGAAACTCCAATACCTGCATTAGGAACAAATGTTATTTCAGTAATATTGTTCGTAGTTCTTCTTCCACTAATTGTTCCAAGACCAGCAAACGCTGTTCCAACTTTAACATTACCAAATTCAGTTAGATAAACATTATCGTCATCAGAGTAATCATCAATTATTATAACTTCTGCTAATTCATAACTTCCATTTAACTTATCAGCAATCTGAACAATACAATATGCAGCATCATACGCATCACTATAACTTGCAATACCAACAGGAACTGGAGTTGCTGATGATGAGATACCTGTGCTTTGTGCTGACATTTCTGCATAAGCCATATCATAAGAACCAATACCAATATACCCTTCTGTAGCAATACCAATTGCTGTTGCATTTACAAAAGCAGTTGTTAATCCAGCGTCTGGTGTGTATCTGACAACAAGATCATTACCCACCATTAATGGGAAGAACGTTCCAATATTACCGGTTGATGAATATGCATCAGATGAGTGTACGGTTAATTGACCATACTCTTGGAAACCTACATTTGTGCCATCGTGAATTATACTTACCTGATCATATTCAACACTACCATCACTAGCCTCAACACTTACAAATAGTTTTGCAGATCTATGTCCAGAAACTGTAGTTCCAATACCAGCGAGTGTGAATACTGTTCCTGCAGCACCACCAGCAACTGACACACAAGTTGATTGAATACTAACAAGTGATCCATTTAATCCTTCAGAAGTTGTTGGATCATACGGTTCTGCTGGAATAGATGTAGTTGCTGTAGCAACATTAGTTGTAGAAACACCTAATTGGTTTGTGTCAATTTGATATGACCATAATACCACGTTATAATCATTGATTCTAGATTTGTGTGGGTAAAAACGAAGAACTGACTCAATACCATCTATTACATAATCAAATGATCCTAAATCTAAAGTGGTTTCAACTGATCCATATTGATTCATCATTGATATACCTTTACCAGTATCATGTAAAGTATTGACAATCATGATCTGTCTTTCACCAGTAAATAATCTATCTTGAATATAAGCTACAAAGAATTGTGTTCTACCATCAGATAATCTATTTCGATAAACATCAGCATAGGGTGTTGATCTTGGATTATTATTGAATAGGTTACTAAAGTCATCAATCGTAACAACTCTATTTGATACAGATTCAGAGTAATCAGTTAATATTCTTGATTTAAAATTAAACTCATCAGAGAAGGGTTTTTCAAAACCTACTACATAATTTTCTGATACTAAATCAAAATCATTGAAAGACTGTAAACTCTCTACACTTATTAAATCAACCAATTTTGTAACAACACTCTCTGGACGAACTACTAAATCATCAAATCTTTCATCAGGTAATTGAGATTCGACTTGAAGATTAGCAAATTTTTTAAATCCTGCAGTATGATTTAATGTTCCAACAATATCTCTCCATTCATCATATTGAACTTTTGATTTTACAGAGTAGGAGAAAGCATGGTAGTAATCATTATCATGAACACGTTGAATTTCATCATTTAAAAATCCTGTTTTTGTTTGCCATCCATTGTCAACAATAGAAGAATTATTTAAATTGTATTTTGTTTCAAATTTTATTTTTTCTTTAATGATACCTTTTGCACCAGTCGGAGCTGTGTATTCATTATTACTACCCCTCTCTCCTCTAAATTTTGTTTGCTCAATTATTTGTCCAACCTCAAATTCTCGATTACTTTCAACTGTAATATACTTACTTGAATTATTCCATCCAGAAACCGCACCTTTCACAACAGTTCCAGAACTATCTACCGATTGAATATCATCGTCAATTCTAAAATCAGTTGGTTGCAACTTTATATCAAACTGTGGGAAATATTTTTCGGGAACTAAAGTAGCATTTGATTTTACTGCGTTAAATATACCGGGAAACTCTGTGTTTTGTTGCAAAAATTCTTTCATACTATAGGTAACAATTCCAATACCACCATAGTTTGGATGAACCTTTGTCAGGGTGAATAAAGCATAATCGTAATCAGATGAATTGTATCCAGAGGCTGTGGATCCCACACCAACACTTACATTTTCAACGAGAACTTTATCACCGACACTAAATGGGAACGGATCAATATATTCACCTATGGCATTTAATGTACCACTGAAGGTGTTCTTCATTGTGACTGTTACTTCTTGTGTGGTATTATCATAAGTAACATTTTTTGCTCTTATACCATTTGGATTTCCTATTGGAATCAATGTTGGTGTTGATTCATTCAATGATTCAGTATTTTCTAATATTTCAACTGTTTCCTCTTCAGGATTATATTTTAAATCAATGTCTGTTATTGGTTTTTTAGTTACACCATCTAAAACAACTAAACTTGGATTTTGGTTGTATCCTTTTCCGAATGATGTTATACCTATTGATTTAAATCCACTTAATGGAGTAATTCTTAATACTTGTGGAAATAAGGCCTCAGGTTTTAAAGTATTGTCACTTGGATAATTAAATCCAATGTTTTCTAGAGAAATTTTAGTTGGTTTACCAATTGTTGATGAGAACACCTCAATAACTGCACCACTTCCAACATCAGATGTAATTGTTGTAATTCCGGGCACAGCTTCATATCCACCACCAGACTCTGTGACCGTTATTTCATCTATGGATCCATATGCACTTGTGGATATTGTTGAATACTTAAGAGTCGATGTTGTTGGTGAATAAGAGTTTGATTCAGGTACATCTGGTAAATCATATTGGAATGTTGTTGACCCTGTTGAAAC